GTCTTGGCGCCGGAGCCAACAATCTGGCCGCCAAGATCATGGAGCGCCGGGCACTGGGCATCCAGAGGTACGGCCGCCCCCTGCAGACCTTCAACGGCCGCGACCCCCACCAGGACCTGCTCGACGAACTCCTGGACGGCGCCACCTACGCCATGCAGATCCGCATGGAGGCCGCCGCCACCCAGGCCCGCATCAGCGCCGCCCTGCACCTGCACGCTGCGTCTGCAGACAACGGGCTGTGCATCTCCTGCAAGGTCGTCTCCCCGTGTGAGACCCGCTGCGCCCTCACCGGCCAGCCCGGACTCCGGGGAGAGCTGACGGTCAAGAAGACGGAGCCTGTCGAGGAGGTCGCCGTCCACCCCGACTCGCTGGACGACTTCAAGTCCCGGTTCCGCATCCGGGAGGCCGAGCGGCGCCTGGGCGGCCCGATGATCCCCGGCGATCTGTTCGGGTTCCCCGTGGTCTGCGACGAGTCCATCCCGCCGGGAGTCGTGCGCCTGCGGCCGTTCGGCTTCGACAACCACCCCTCCCACGGAACCAAGGAGTCCTCGTGAGCACGCCCCACCAGTCCGGCCTCATCCTCCCGCCCGGCGTCCAGAGCCCGGCTGCCGCCCCCGGCCCGGACTTCCTCGACCGCGAGTACGGCGGCGTCCACCAGCGCAGCGAGACCGCCCAGGGCGACATCCTCGACAGCGAGATCCTCCAGCTGGAAGCCCTCTTCGAGAGCATGCTGACCCGCTACTCCGCCAAGGCCTTCGACAAGGAGGAGTTCGAGCGCGAGGCCAAGGAACGAGTCCACCAGCTCGGGTTCGCCATCACCATCAGCTGGAAGGCCGAGTACGACCGGTTCGCGCGCGGCCTCACCGGCCGCCAGATCCCCGACATCCAGATCGCCGGGCGCGTCGCGAAGAAGGCCTTCGACCACGACCAGAAGGTCCACGAGGTCACCCGCGACATCCTCGAACTCGGCACCCAGGGCGTCATCGCCTCCGAGGAGCCCGCGCGCGGAGACCACCCCCACTGATGAGCTACCTGCGCGCATTCCTGGTCAGGCGGCTCAGATTGCCCTACCTCCACGACGACATGCCGGACTGGCACGTGAAGTACAGCACCGCGCAGCTTTGGCGCTGGTACGAGCTGTCGCGCGGGGGCCGCCGATGAAGGACAGCCGCCTGCGCGACTGGGACGACGACAGCGTCACCGTCGCGATCATCCCTCAGGGCTGCGGGAACTGCGGCGAGCAGGTCGACCGCGTTCGCATGTTCCTGGAGATCCTCACCTCCAGCGGCACCGGCTTCGTCGGCATCCACACCGTTGCCGAGACGCCCTGCTGCGGCGGCAAGCGCAACTCCGCCTACCCGGCCGAGTACCTGGCCCGGCTCCTGGACCACCTCAAGGTCTGCCCGAACCACCACCGGAAACCGTAAATCCATTTTTCCGTCGAACCGTTGAAAAAGGGGAACCCCATGTACGACACGCGCCGCGAGAACGACGGCATCAGCCCGGTCCGCATCGGCGTCTACGCCCTGGTCAGCCTCCTGGTGCTCATAGGCATCATCATGGGCGCCGTCGCGGGCTTCAAGGCGTTCGGCCGCTACCAGTCGGTCACCGACGCCAAGAACGCCGCCACGGTCGCCCGGATCAAGGCCAGCAACGACGTCACCGTCACCGCGATCCAGATCAAGAACCAGCAGCAGCGGGTCAAGGTCGCCCAGCAGCAGGCCCAGATCCGGTTCGAGAACGCCAAGGGCATCCGCGAGTCCCAGGACGAGATCGCCAAGACCCTGACCCCGCTGTACGTGCAGTTCGAGATGACCGAGGCCCTCAAGGAGATCGCCAAGAGCGGCAAGAACTCCTCGGTGGTCTACATCCCCTCCGGCGCCAACGGCGTGCCGCTGGTCTCCGGCGTCCAGGGCCAGCCGTCGGTGACCAGCCCGGCGAAGTAGCCCAAGAGCCCGAGGCCCCTCCCCGACGAGCACCGGGGAGGGGCCTCGCTGCGCCCGGGTCAGTTCGTGGTGACCGTGATCTTCTCGATCTCCAGCTCCACCACGGTCTCGTCCTCCTCGCCGGGGTCGGCGACGTAGACCTCCAGGCCGCCCCACTCGCTCTCGACCCACTCCTCCAGGGCGTCCAGCGTCTCGGGGACGGAGCCGTCGGTCTGCTTCACCTTGAAGGTGACCGTCAGCGTGCCGGTGAGCTTCTTCTTCGCCATCTCGGGCTCCTCAACTCGTGTGTCTACAAGGAGGGTTGGCCAACCCGGTGAGACCACAGTAGGGGAGCGAAGCCCCAGGTCAAAGCCCCTGCCCGGCGGCCGGGGGAGGGCTGAGGAAGCCTGTTTCGGCGATTCGGCGGCCGGAGCGCGGCCGGAGCGGCGACGGGGGTGCGCCGGGGAACGAACGGGGCTCCGGAAGAGCCCGTTTTCGGCCGGGAGCGCTGCCCGCACCTCATTTGTAACGGTCGGATAACGGTTGCTGGCTGCTGTGAGAGGCCGCTCCGGCGCCCCAATGGGCGAGGAGGGCCGCCGCCATGACCAGCAAGAACAACGAGGACAACTCGCCCCTGGCGAACTTCGATCCGACGGAGATCCACCAGCTGTTCCTGGGCCTGGAGGTCCCCGACCCGATTACGTTCGTGGTCTCGCAGAGGTACCTGAACCGGCCGAACCTCTACCCGAGGCAGGCCACTCTCCTGAAGGTCTTCTTCCTGCGTGAAGACCTCTTCACGGACTACGACTACCGGGTCGTCGCCGAGTGGGACGAGTCCTACCGCACCGCCAAGTCCTCCAACGAACAGCGCGCCGCCCGCGCCGCCGAACTCGCCGAGACCAGCCCCGAAGACGCCCTCGCAGCCGAGGTCGACGGCATCATGACCGAGGCCCTCGACGCCATCGCCGCCCAGGCCCTGCTGGAAGGCAACGAGGACGCCCCCAAGATGCCCCTGTCCGGCTCCCCGGACCTCCTGGGCCGCATGCGCGCCTGCAAGGCCCTCGGCTACAGCTGGTTCAAAGAGATCCTCCTGGTCATGGGCCGCCGCGCAGGCAAGGGCCACATCAGCGCCCTGGCCATGGCCTACGTCCTGTGGTGCTACATGGCCAAGGGCGACCCCCAGGAGTTCTACGGCGTCGACCGCGACAAGAAGCTCGCCGTGCTGATCTTCGCCGGTAAGCGCGACCAGGCCAAGCAGAACCTGTGGCGCGACCTCGTCAACGTCGTTACCGGCGGCCCGTGCTTCGCCCCGTACATCGCCGACAGCCTCGGCGAGAAGCTCTCCGTCTACGCGCCGAACGACTTCATCCGCATGGAAGACATGCGCAAGCGCGGCATCAAGACCGCCATGGACATGGCCACCTTCCACATCCTGCCCAAGGAATCCACCGTCATGGCAGGCCGTGGCCCCGCCTCCATGATCCTCGGCTTCGACGAGATGGCCCACGTCGTCAACTCAGGCGCCAACCGCTCCGCCGGAGAGGTCTACGACGCCTCCACCCCCTCCCTCGACCAGTTCGGCAAGGACGGCTTCATCGTCGAGCCCAGCTCGCCATGGGAGATGAGCGGCAAGTTCTACGACAACTGGCTGCGCGCCACCAGCTACGAGGACGACGGCACCCCCACCTACGCGAACGTCATGATGATCCAGCTCCCCAGCTGGGACGTCTACCTCGACTGGCAGATCGCCCACGAGCTGCCCCTCTTCCCCGAGGGATTCACCGGCGACAACGGCGAGTACGTCGACTGCGACCCGCCCGGCTTCAAGCCCCTCAAGGGCGCCATCCAGAACTTCGACGAAGAGATGCGCAAACTGGAGAAGGCCGACCCCGACACTTTCGCCGTCGAGCGCCGAGCCCAGTGGGCCACCGTCCTGGACGCCTACCTCAATCCGGACAAGGTCGAATCCGTCTTCGGTCCGTGGCACGAGCGCCCCGCCGATTACGGTAGCCCGCTCATCCTGCCCACCACCCAGGGCATCCTTGCCTACACGTACAAGGGCCACGCCGACCCCAGCTCCGTCAACTGCCGCTTCGGCGTCGCCCTCGCCCATACAGAGATCGACGCCGAGGGGCGCCCCCACGTCGTCTTCGACAAGATCCACTACTTCGATCCGGCCGACTTTCCTGGCCACACCATCGACTACGAGGAGGTCGAGGACTGGATCTGGGACGACATGATCGTCCCCTTCGCCCCCGAGGACTTCACCTTCGACCAGTACCAGTCGGTCGGATCCATCCAGTCACTCGTCAAGCGGACCGCCAGAACGCGCCTGCCCAAGAAGGTCAACATCTGGGAGCGCACAGCCACCAACCAGCTCAACTGGCGCTACGCCGAGACCTTCAAGGCCGCGATCAACATGGGCCTCGTCCACGCGCCCGAGCACGAAGAGGGCATGCTGGAGCTGAAGTTCCTCCAGAAGAAGCCCGGCATTAACCGCGTCGATCACCCCACCATCGGCCCCGTCCAGACCAAGGACATCGCCGATGCGATCATGATCACAACCTTCGCCCTCATCGGCGACTGGATCGAGGGCTACAAGGAGATGCTCAACGGCGCCATGCCCACTGGCGCCATGATGGGCGGCCTGCACGGATCCAGCGCCCGCACCCCTGACCTGGCCATGCCTGACCAGGACATGCAGGGCCGCCTGGACGCTCTGCGATCCTTCACGCGCACCCGTACCGGACGCCAGGGCTGGGATCAAGGTCTCGGTCGCACAAGGTCCGGATATCGCCGCTGAGCAGGAATGGCTGCCTTGCCCGAGAGGAAAACTCCGTGGCACGATGGCGTCGTCTCGTGAATAAGGGCTGCGGCGTAAGCACTGCAGCTGGCAGGCGTGCCTCAACGTGCCACCCGGTGACTGACCGATCAGGTCGGCTGGATGGCGCCGGGGTGTGGTGGAGTCTGGCGGGACTGACCACTACTTAAAACGTCTCACGAGACACGAGAAGCCCCCCGGACAGGTACCGCCGGGGGGCTCTCCCATTCCCATGTCCACCAGCTCTTCACCGACGTGAAGGGCTGGAGGTGCAGGGATGACGGACATCAGCGCGATCGGCTTCTTCCAGCGGGCTGCAGGCGAGATTTCGCCGCGCCCCCAGCTCCCGCCAGAGCAGGAGGACGCCCTCGGCCACCCGGACTTCATTGAGCACCGACACCGCGCCCTGCAGCTGGCCAAGAACCCCGTCCCGGGTACCACCATCTGGCGCGGAGAGGCCCGCGAGGGCGCACCCCACGACGCCCTGCAGCACTCCGGCGTCGGCCTGCACTGGAGCGTCAACCCCGACTCCGCCTTCACCCCGCCCCCGGGCCAGGGCCAGCGCCGCATGTTCTGGCAGGGCCGCGTCGATGACCCGGCCGCACAGACCATCCCCCGCTCCCACCCGTCCTGGGACGGACGCACGCGCTCCATGGACCACGAGGCCGAAGTCCGCCTCAAGCCCGGCAGCCACGTCCACATCGACGGCGCCTACGTCTGGCACGGCCAGGACGAACCCCACGGGCACCCCATCCCGATGCACCCCGAGCGCACCCACCCCGACTGGAAGTGGCACCCCGTCGGCCAGCACGCCGAGGTCCAGAACAACGGCCACATCGACTACGGCCACCACGACGCCCCGGCCAGTGACGCCAAGATGCCGCCCCCGTGGCACGGCGCCGACCCCCACGCGGTCGCCGCCCACGAGCATGCAACGGGCAACCACTACAGCAACTACCCCGGCCACGACCTCGACGACGTCGACTGGGACGCCCCCGAGGAGCACAGCGACGCCCACAGCAACGCCATCATGACCGACGGCGTTGTGCGCGACGGTTGGGTCAAGCCCCACGAGCTGAGCCACGAGGACGCCACGAACTGGCTGCGCTGGCACCCCGACCGCGCAGGCATCGAGCAGCGCCACAGCATCTCCCGGCAGGCCGCCCTCACACCCGACTTTGAGCACGAGGAGACCGACACCGGCAGCTCGATCTGGCCGACAAGGATCAAGCTCAAAGCCCTGCACCCCGAGACCGGCGAAGAAATGGGCTTCCTCGACTACCAGGTGCCCCGCCGCAAAAACAACAAGATCACTGTCCATGAGCTGAAGACTCACGAGGACCACCAGCGCAAGGGCGTCGGCTCCGCCCTCATGGACGAAATGCAGCGCCGCCACCCGGGCACGCCTATAGATCACGGCGACCGCACGCCCGACGGCAAGGCCTGGTGGAAGAGCTACGCCGACGGCAAGCGAGTCCAGCGCGGTCGGACTATGGCTACCCTCACCACGGTCGCTGGGGCGGAGTCCTTCGCGCGAGGGGAGGGCGAGGACTGGTCCGATCACCAGAGCCGCGTCCGGCGCGGCCTGTCCCTCGGGCACCTCGACTACATGCAGGCCCGCGAGCATGGCTACACCGGCGACGCCCGCGAGGACACCCGGGACGACTGGACTGGCCAGCACTCGGAGGGCAAGGGCTGGCAGCCGCTGCCGCAGAAGCTGTACCACACCACCACCGACGCCGCTGGGGTCGCCGCCCACGGCCTCAGGAGCGGCGACGAACTCGGTCAGAGGCGCGGCCACGGCCTGGGCGGCACCCCTGAGTGGCTGTCCATGACCCACCGCGAAGACAACGCCCACAGCATGCTCGACGCCCTGCACGAATACCACGACCACCTCAACGGCAAGACCACCTTCGCCGACCTGCACCGCGCAGCCCAGAACGCCGAGGGCGCCGAGAAGCCCTTCCACGACGCGTTCGAACACGGCGTATCCGGCGGCCACAACGAATACGCGCAGGACTCCATGAGGCGCGGCAAGCGCCTGGAGCCCGGCTTCGCCACCTACACCGAGGCCAAGGAAAAGGGCTGGACCCCCCACCCGACCATCCACAAGAACTTCGGCGTCACCAAGGACGGCCGAGAGGTCGGCACCGGCTGGGAACGAGACCCCAACGTCGAGGAACGCCACGACGAGTACGGCGCGTTCTCCCGAGCCCGCGAGTGGTCCGGCAATGGCAAGCCGTCGGTCCTGTTCACCTCCAACGATCGCGAGGCGTTCGCCAAGAAGGACCCCTCCAACTTCGCTGTCCTGCACCTCCGCCCCCGGCCCGGCGCCCAGGGCTTCCCCGGCGGCGACAAGCACGAGTGGCGCACCGGCACCGGCGACGCCGTCGAGGTCCACGGCGAGCCCATCCGCCGCCAGGCCGCCGCGACCAAGCCGTGCCCCTGCTGCGGCGGCACCGGCGAGCACGACACCGGCTTCGAGTGCTACCACTGCGACGGTGGCCGCACCGTCCCCGCCAACAGCCCGGATGATGCCGCCTGCGATGGCCGACTGACCGACGGCGGCCACGGCGCTACCCCGGTCCCCGACAACACCCAGCCCTACAAGCACCACCACGAATGGCTGCCCCGCGACCACTTCTTCGCGCCGGGGGAGAAGGGCCTGGACCCGCGCCTGTTCGACGAGCAGCGCCGCATGCACCCCATCGTCCGCCAGCACCTCCTGAGCCTGCTCAACAGCTTCTGGACACCGAAGTACGGCGACTCCTGGCAGTCCTGGGCCCGCGTCTACCTCACCGGCTCCGAGGCCTCCCACTGGTATGGCAACAACGACCTCGACATCCTCATCGGCGTCGACCACGAGGCCCTCAACTACCACGTCGACCACTTCACCGGCGAGCCCGATGATGCAGTCGACGCCAAGCTCACCGACGAGCTGCGCGAGGGCCTGAACGACGACGCCCGCATGCTCCCCGGCCCGGACGGCAAAGAGACCGGTCCCTGGGAATCCACCTGGTACGTCAACCCGGGCTCGTACGACATCAAGGCACTCAAGCCCTATGCCGCCTACGACATCACCCGCGACGAGTGGGCCGTCGAGCCGGTCGAGGTCCCCGACGACTTCGGCCCCGAGAAGCTGCCCGAGTCCACCTGGGACGTCTTCGACGCCCTGCAGAAGCTCATCAAGGCCATCGCCGAGCTGCCCGACGAAGTCCGCGAGCGCGAGGGCGCCGCGCTGTACGATTACCTCCACGCTGACCGCCACAGCGCTTTCGGCCCCGAGGGGTCGGGCCTCTACGATCCTGCGAACGCGACCTGGAAGGCCCTCGACAAGGCCCCGGGCAAGCCGCTGCAGCAGCTCATCGACTGGAAACACGCCCACGACGGGACCGCCGCCACGGACCTGGAGACCGCAGCATGACCGAGTTCAACGCCGTCGCCCACTTCCGTGGCGCGTACGATGCCTCCCATGGAGGGGACCATGCACGAAACGACCCTGCCGCAGGACGAGCTGCCGACCACCCCGGAGCTGATCGCGCCGGATATCGAGGCCGAGCTGCTGCACCGGCACGAGACGGCCAGCGACCGCAGCCCGGTCAGCCTGAACGAGCTGCGGCACCGGGCCGCCGTGTCCGCGCAGCAGCAGAAGTAGAGCGCCACCCGGAGCTGCAGGGCGACCTCGACCGCCTCGGAGGCGGCGCCCGCCACGTGCAGGACACCATCACCGCCCTGCAGCACGGCCGCTCCGGCGTGACCAGCTACCCGCTCTCCCACCCGCTGGAGGGCTGGCACGCCGCCATCACCTCCGGCGGCCACCAGGTCGTCCACCGCACCGACCCCGACACTAAGACCCTCCACGTCGGCTACGCCGGACACAACGTCGCCGACGCCGAGCAGCGCCTGGGCGCCAGCCACGAGGGCGGCTCCCTGCCGGTGGAGTTCCACAAGGGCGCAGAGAAGGACTTCGACGGCCTCCACCCCGAGGTCCAGGAGAAGACCCTCAACACCATCGACCGCCTCGCACGCGGCGAGCAGCACAAGTACGACCACGCCCTCAACGGAGGGCAGTGGGAGAACGGCGGCTGGCGCTCGTCCCGCGCCGACTTCCTGCACCGCGTCACCCACCGCTTCGAGGACGCCGACGGCAACCCCACCTCGCCCGAGAGCGCGCACCGGCTGTTCATCGGCCACATCGGCCCCCACAACTACGAGGCCGCCCAGAAGCGCCTGTCCGGCCTGACGGACTTCTTCCGGACGGCAAACCTGCAGCAGACTGCTTCCGTGGACGACGACGGCAAGATGATGCACCGGGCTCCAGGCCCTCACAATGCTCCGCTACACGATCCGACCCACCCCAGCGGGGAGGGGGGCGCCTTCAATCAGGAGGACCTCGACAACCCCGACTGGGGCAGCATTGGGGAGCCCCACGAGGAATCCCTGGCGGCCGTCCACCGGACCAAGGGGAAGCCGGACACCCCAGTGACCATCTACCGCTCAGTCCCACACGGTGTCAGCCACATCCGCACCGGAGACTGGGTCAGCACGTCTTCCCAGTACGCCCGCGAGCACGGCATGCATCCAGACGACCCCTCGAAAGACTGGCCGGTCCTCAAGGCCACCGTCCCGGCCAAGCACGTCCACACCGACGGCAACGACATCAACGAGTGGGGCTACAACGGCCCTCATATCGAGCATCCTGCCGTCCACGGTCCCGACGAGGAGTGGACCGAGCCGACGCATCACACCGCCTCCCTGCAACTGACCGAGGCCGAGGAGCGCCTGCTGCAGCGGCAGGCGGCTGCCGTTGCGAACGGCGATGGCGTGATGGTTGCGTTCGTTCCACCGCCCGAGGTGGCCGAGCAACTCGCCCTGCACGGCGGGCAATTGGTCGATGACCTGCATATCACTCTGGCGTACCTGGGCAATGCGGCCGACTACACCAAGGAGCAGCTGGCATTGCTGCCCCAACTGGTTTCGGCCTGGGCAATGCGGCAAAAGGCAGTTACGATCCACATCGGAGGCGTTGGCACGTTCAACAACGCCTACAAAGACCAGCACGTCCTGTGGGCTCACCCCGATATACCTGGCGGGGTACAGATGCACGTCAGTCTGGCCGACTACCTGGAGCGATACGGGTACCGCCTTCCCAGTGAGCACGGCTGGACGGCCCATATGACGCTGCAATACGTCGACCGGCACAAGCGGTTCATGCCGCAACTGCCCGCAGTCGGCTGGGAAGCGACCGAGGTGGTCACCTTTGTCGGGACGGCCCGCCACGCCGCTCGCCTCGGCCTCCGCCCCAGCACACCCACCACGCTCTAGAGTCCCGCCAGACCGGAGCAGTCAGGAGAACAGCTCGAATGAGCACCGCCACCACCACCGCCACCAAGGCTCTGCCCAGCCACTACCAGAGCGTCATGGATGACGCCGACGACATGGGCTGGGACGTGGTCTGCAGCGACACCAGCGTCAAGCTGACGCCGCCCGGCGCGAACGTGAAGAAGGGCCAGCAGATCGTCCTGCCCCTGACCAACCGCTGGGCGCCGCCGCAGCTGCAGAAGGTGCTCTCCGACAGGGGCTTCCTCTCGGCGCTGGCCGCGCACGAGCGCGCACAGGGCAAGGCGGATCCGAAGCCGGAGCCGGAGAAGCAGGCTCCCGCCCAGCAGGACGGCAAGCCGGTGCGCGTCTGCCCGGAGTGCGAGGCGGACCCGGACGTCAAGGACCCCTTCAACACCACGCACCCCCCGGCGCTGGCCGTCCACCGCAGCAGGAAGCACGGCATCGCGGGCACCAGCCCCGAGGCCATCCGCAAGCGGACGGCGACGGCCGCGAAGAAGGCCGCCAAGAAGGCCCCGGCGAAGAAGACCACCCCGGCCCCGGCGAAGAAGGCCGCTGCCGACACCGCCCCGGTGCCCGCCCCCCGCGCGGCCGAGCCGGTGAAGAAGCAGGAGCCGCTGGTCGACCTCTCCGGCCTGCCCGTCTCGGTGGCCGCGCCGCTGAGCGAGCTGCTCAACGCCTTCAAGGCCACGAGCGGTGACGCGGCCGACCTGGAGAAGGATGTTACGACGCTGCGCGACTTCCGTAACCAGGTCGACGAGCTGGTCCACGACGGCAACAAGGCCCCGGTCCAGGTCGTGGCCAGCATCCTCAACCTCGTCGAGGAGACCAAGCAGAAGTAGCCTCTGACCTGGGCCGAACACCCCCACTCTTGCAGCGCGCCAATAGTTGCTATAGAGTGGGGGTGTTCCGTTTGACCGCCACAAACAGAGGAGGCGCCATGTCCGCCGCCAGCAAGACGCCCCCGCAGGGCGGGCGCAGGACGAGCGACCCGGACCCGTTCAACGTCGACATGACCGAGGTCCCCATGACTCCGGCCATGATCGCCCTCCACGAGGTGGGCAAGCTCCGCGCCCGGCTCCTGCAGGTCGACCGCTTCCTGGAAGACCTCGTCCTCGACGGATCGGAACTCACCCTCGCCGAGGGCCAGACCGCCACCCACACCATGCGCGCCCAGGGCCGGGGATTCGACAAGTGGCGCGCCCAGTTCAACCGCATCCTCAAGAGCAGGCGCGACATCGACCTCGCCAAGCTGAACTGGCGCTCCCGCACCAGGGACCTGGAACCCGAAGACGTCCCCGCGTACATGAGCCCGGAAGTCCTGCAGGGCATGCGTGACCTCGTCGAGCCGCTCTACGCGATGATCCAGGCCCCCGCCGAACAGCGCGAGGAGCTGTACCAGGCCATCCACAAGCGCACCAAGCCCGCCATCGAAGGCCACACCATCCAGGCCAAGGCCAGCTGAACGAAACAGCGCCCCCGACAAAGTCCCCGTTACGGACCCCATCGGAGGCGCTGCAAGCGACACGGCCATCGCCCCGGATTTCCCGCCTAAAGGAACACAGGAGCACGAGGGAACATGTCTGCCACCCAGCCTACCGTGACCAAAGCCGCGATGTCCCGCAGCGGGACCACCTGGAGAACCCGCGCCGCCCAGGCCGACTGGGACAAGCTCACCACTGACGGCCTCATCTACCTCCTGGCCCTCGGCGGCTTCTACCTCGGCTACCAGACCCTCTACGACCTCGCCGTCGCCGTCGGCTACACCAACCACCAGGCCGCCGTCGCCGCCGCCCTCGCCGACGTCGCGATCCTCGCCTACTCCCGCAAGGCCGTCGCCGAGATCAAGGCAGGCCGCTCCGCCTGGGGCATCCGCCTCATCGTCGCCGCCTTCTCCATGGCCACCTTCGGCCTGCAGCTGCGCGCCGCCTGGCCCCACCCCACCGCCGTCGGCTTCCACGGCATGGCACCGGCCGTCTGGATCCTCGGCCACGAGATGATGCTGCGAGGCCGCCTGCGCGACGCCAAGGCCGCCCGCCGCGCCGCTCAGATCGCCGCCGGACTGCGCCCCGCCCCGCTCCCGGTCATCCGCCTGGCCTGGTGGCTGCTGGCCCCCTTCAGCACCTTCACCGTCTGGCGCCTGGTGAAGCTCTGGGAGAAGCCCCAGGACTACGTCATCCGCACCGAGGCCAACCGCCGCAAGGACAAGGGCCGGAACGTCCCGCGCGCCTGGGAGGGCTACCTCACCACCGACGCCCCGGCCGCACCCACCCCGGCGCACAAGCGGCACGAGATCTGCGGCGCGACCGCCCTCTTCACCACCGACAGCCTCCTGCCCGCCGCCAAGCCCCTCCCGAAGATCACCACCACCGTCTACCGGGACTCCCGCCGCGAGATCGTCCCGGACGACGAGCTGAACGCCTTCCTGCGCCTCCTGCCCACCGCCCCGGCCGACGGCCGCCCCTTCGACGTGGCCGCCCAGTACGTCGCCGACGTCGAGACCCTCTCCAGCCCGTACGACATCAAGATCACCAACAAGCTCCTCGGCGAACTCCTCAACGTCGATGAGACCTACGCCTCCCGCCTGCGCAAGGCCGCCAAGACGACCACCCCCTGACCACCCCAGACATTTTCTGAGCTAGGCCGATAGAGTGAAACCAGCAGGGCCCGGATGAGCGTGACGGCTCACCCGGGCCCTGCTCACGTCTCAGTAGCTGTAGAACGCCCGGTCCGAGGAGTACAGGTCGTCGGCCACCGTGGCGAGCAGGTCATCACTGGAGCCCCGGTCGCACGAGTCGGTCAGCCCCTTCTCGAACGCCTCGATACTGCTCGTCGCCGGAGCCCGGTCACCCTCGGTGCCGTCGGTCCCCTTGGCACTGGTCAGCAGCTCCTCGGCCGCATCCCAGCGCTCACTGTCCCCCAGGCGTCCCGTCCAGTCCGAGCAGGACTGCGCCCCGTACGAGACCGACGCGTCCTTGCTGCTGCCGTCACCCGAACCGCTGCTGCACGCCGTGGCGGCGCACACCGTGGCGACGGCCGCCAGCAACAGGCCCACTCTGCGCATGAGTTCCCCACCCCTCCTGCCCGGGACCTCCCCGGCCCGGTGTGGAGGCTATTGAAGCACCTCGGCCAGCGCGCGGCGTGCTTCGCTGATGGCGGTGGCGGGATCGGGCCAGCAGAACAGCCGGTCGACGGACAGGGCGCTGATGCCTTCCTGCCAGCCTTCGGTGGTCCAGGCCCGGCCGCCGCCCCGGGCCATGGTGCTCACGGCCCAGCCGGGGCCGTGCACGAGCGCCTGGCGCCGCACGAGCAGCTCCTCACCGCCGTTCTCGGGGACGGGGACGCGGTACTCGGTGGCGTCGGCGGCGAGGGCCTGGGCGGCCTCCAGCTCGCTGCGCAGGCGGGCGTTCTCTGCGGCGAGGTCTTCGGGCGTGGTGGTCACGGGTTCTCCTGGGGTTCGTCGAACAGGCCGGTGTGGGCGACGGCGTCGGCGGTGACGGGGCGGGGGCGTTGGGCGAGGCGTGAGTTGGTGTCGGCGATGGCGCGGACGAGTTCGTTGGGGAAGCGGCTGTAGAGGGGGCGGCCGGTGCGGGAGAGGAGCAGGGCCCATTCGCCGGGCTTGGGGGTGGGTCGGTGGGGGAGGTAGTCGCGGATGGCGTCGCCGACGAGGGGGTCGAGGTCCATCGGGCGGCCGGGGCCGTCGTGGTCGTCGG